AGATACAAATGTAAGGGGAGTTGTAATAATTTCATCTCCTTCTTTCCATTTGTTAGTATCCTTTAAAATTTTTATAGCAATCTGAAGTCCTACTGTATTGGATGCTACGTAATGAGCATAAGGAATATCAGCATATTGTTTAAATTCTTCTTCAAATTTATTTGTTTTGAATCCTAATCCAGTCCATCCTAAATCTAAACATTCTTCAATTTCCTTTAAAATTTCTACTTTTCTATATTTTGGTTTAAATAATTGAATAGACATAAAAAATTAATATTTTCTTTTTAAAATAGTTACTCCGTGATTATTAGCAAACTTTTCATAAACATACCAATTACGGTTTGAGTATAAAAATTCTTCAATAGCGGGCCAAATACCTTGTGTTCCACTCATATCTTTAAAATCATAGAATTGAGTATCATGGAAACCAATATATTTTTTAGCTTTATCAGCATGACGAATTAATTCACCTTTTACTTGATCATATGAATGCCATGTATCTAAAAATAAGAAATCACATTCTTCAATTTCATTTTCAAGAGTATTTTGTTGTCTGAATTCTAAATTAATACTCCACTGATTGGCTCCTTCAGTAGCTGTTTCTAATAATCTATCACCCCAAATATTTGGATGGTCAATATCAATACAAACCATTTTTTTATTTGTAGGTATAACCATATTATCTAATTCGTTCCAACGATGATTAAACAAATGATCTTGCCAAATATCTCTAGCTGGATCTGATAAGCCCATTAAAAATCCATAAGTGCCTACTACTGAACGAGTTCCCATTTCAATAATAGTGTCACATTCTTTAGCATAACGTCTAAAAGTGGGTAAGTGTTCATAAATGTCTGACCAGACATTTGGATTACTAAAATAGTAATATTTTTCGTCTAAAATTTTTCTACGATGTGGTTCCATTATTTTCCTTTAAGTGTTTGTTTTAGTTTTTCAAGGTATAAAATACCGTCTTGTAATTCTTGTTGAGCATGCTCAATCCAATCTAATACAGACAAATCTTGTCTATCAAGAGTATGTCCATATTTTTCTTTACCTTGGGCTGCTCTTGAAATAAAACTATCAACAATAGTATCTACTACTGAGTCTGTTTTGATAACTGTTCTGGTTTCAGGATGTTTTTCTCTAGTTCCTAAATCACTGTTTTTTGTCATTGTATTTCTTTTAATAACTTTTTAATTTCTTTCTCATCAACCCCTGATTTTTCTAGAATGTGTTCTACTCCTTCTTTTTTCAAAATGTAAATATAATCCTCAGCTTCTCCTAATGAAATAGTATAATGGTTAGCAATATATTGAAGGATTTTTTCATTTGTTTTTTTACGTGAACTTTTCACGTACTTGAGGAAGACATTCTTTTTAGGTAACATATGGCAGTAGTATTTATAGGTTTTTTCTTTTTCAGGATATGGTATCCTTTGGCCATAATTCGCAACCTCTGTATACCCTTCATACATACTAACAAACCTATGAACCATGTAAGAATTAAACGATTCTCGCTGGGTCTCTGTAAAAGATGACCAGGGTGTTTTATTAGTTGTTATTTCTTTTAGCCAATCAAATATTGTCATTTTCGAATTCTGCTCTCAATTCTTTAGGAAGCAATTCTACTAATACCTTACCAGTCACTACATCATAAAATACAGGAACAGGAATAACTCCATCTTCTGAGGTGCCTGTTACAAAACGAGATACTTTACGCAAAATAACTCCTTCTGAAAATACTTGATTACCTTCTGGTGAGGTAATTGGTTTTGTGTTTTTAATGTCAATGTTGACATTCATTTGTGGTTTATTGTTCATCATTTTCTTTTTTATGTTTTCTCCAATCTAAATAAAATCCAGTAGCAACTAATATATTCATACCAAAAGATGCTACTATTTCCTTAATATCATCATATACATTCATAGTTAAATGAATATGTCCAACTGCCCAAAAGGGAATAGATAAATTACTAGCTACCCACATTATGAAAAATAGGACAAATTTCTTCATATAACTCGTTTACTTGAAATTAATGATAAAATTTTAGAAATCAAAGCCATTACATTAATTTCTTTATCAATCCTAAAATTAGAATGATATTGATATTCTTCAATATAAATTACTACTTCACCTACACTTAATGGAGCATACTTTTCTACATTGTCATACAAGTATCTAAATAAATCCTCATAATCACTAACATTTGAATCAGCAATTATTTGTCTAATGTTATTAAACGATTTAGATGTTGGTTTGCATAGTTCCATGAGTACTTTATTTTTGTAGTTATTAGACACTAATATGCTTTTATCTACAGTGATTTCATCACCATTGACACTCATTTGTAGTGTGTTAAGCATTTTACGAATATCAGGATAATGCTGATTGATAACTAATTTCAAATCATCAGCACTACAATCAACTTCCTCCTGTTTAAAGATATCCATAATATGGTAAGCAACCTCTTGTTTTGATGGAGGAACAATCTTCAATACTTGACAACGAGATTGTAAAGGATCAATAATACGTTCAATATAATTACAAGTTAAAATAAAACGAGTTGAACGAGAATAAGTTTCAATTACATTTCGAAGTGCTGCTTGACCCTGGATTGTGATAAAATCTGCTTCATCCAAGATAACAACTTTAAATGGTTTGAATGAAGCAACAGAAGCAAAACTTTTAACTTTTTCTCTAATTGTGTCTACTCCATTTTCATCACTAGCATTAATATAGATGTAATCACAATCTAAATTATTGATAATAAGTTTAGCTAATGTTGTTTTACCTGTTCCAGCAGTTCCATAAAACAAAAAGTTTTGAATATCGTTTTGGTCTAAATACTTCTGAATAGTAGTTTTAATTTGTTCATTACCTACATAATCTTCTAATGTTTGTGAACGGTATTTTTCAACCCACAACGTATGTTCTCTTTTTGTCATAACTTATTATAAAGTGTAATCTCCGTAAATTGAATATTTTTTAGGTTCTGGTTCTTGAATTTCTACTTCCTCGGAAAAGATAGCATAAAGTTTACCTTGAACCAAATCTAAACGAAATGCTTTTGGTTTAGCTGTATTAAGTTGAAACCATGCTTCTAAAGCTTCAGTTAATCCTTTTTGAACAGCATTAACATTACTCATTTTCCATTGGTCACCTGGTGGTACACGACTACCAATTTCAATTAATTTTTCTTTAATTTCTGTTTTGCTCATAACTTAATTGATTTTTTCATGTAAGGCAGTAGACTATGATAAGAATAATTAACTATTACTCCATCTGATTTAGATAAACCTAAATACAGACTATGTTCTTGACTTGAAGCTTCTGGTAGAAAATAGATTTTTATAACTGTATAATCTAAAGCTCCAATTGAAATTACTTTTCCTATTAAGTCTACTGCGTCTCGCATATTTCCTAAATTTACATCATTCCCATCATATCACCAAACCCACCTTGAGAATCTTTCTTCTCTTCAGGTTTGTCAACTACAACAGCTTCTGTCAATAGAATAGTACCTGCTACTGAAGCTGCATTTTCAAGTGCTGTACGAGTCACTTTAGCAGGATCAATAATACCAGCATCTTTCATATTAACAAAATCTTCATCCTTCAAATCCCAACCATACCAATAATCACCACCTGTTACAGCGTTGATAGCATTGTAAATATCTTCTTGCTCATAACCAGCATTTGATAGAATTTTCTTAAACGGAGCAGCACAAGCATTATAAACGATTTGTGAACCAATATCTTCAACATTGATGTTTGTACGAGCATGTAACAATACAGATCCACCACCTGGTACAATACCTTCTTCAAGTGCGGCTTTAGTTGCTTGTAAGGCATCATCAACACGATCTTTTTTCTCACGCATTTCAGATTCTGTAAATCCACCTACATGTACAATTGCTACACCACCAATAAATTTAGCTAAACGTTCTTGCAACTTTTCTTTTTCATATGGTGAAGTTGATTTTTCAATTTGTGTTTGAAGTTCTTCAATACGGTTTGTAATTGCATCTGAATTTCCTTTACCATCAACAATAGTGGTTTCATCTTTACCTACAGTAACTACTCTAGCTTCACCAAACCAATCCCAACTAAATTTATCAAGTTTCATACCTTTTTCAGTACTAAACACTTGACCACCAGTCATAATAGCAATGTCTTCTAGAATTAATTTACGACGGTCTCCAAAATCAGGAGCTTTAACAGCTACAACTTTCAAAATACCTCTTGCTTTGTTTACAATCAAAGTAGCTAAAGCTTCACCATCAATGTCTTCAGCAATTAAAACTAATGGTTTGTTTTGATTTGATACTGCTTCTAAAATAGGCAACAATTCTTTTACTGTTGTGAATTTTTTATCAGCAATCAAAATCAAACAATCTTGCAAACTAGTACTCATACTGTTATTATCAGTAACAAAATAAGGTGATTTGTAACCTCTATCAAACTGCATACCTTCTACAGTTTCAAGATATGTTTCACCGTTTTTAGATTCTTCAATAAACACAACACCCTCACGACCTACTTTTTGCATCGCAGTAGCAATCAATTCACCTACTTCAGGATCATTATTTGCTGAAATAGTAGCAATTTGTTTAAGTTGGTCTTCAGATGAAATGTCTTCTTTAATTTCTGTACGGATGAAATCAACAACTTGTTTAACTGTTCTATCAATACTACGTTTAATCTCTACAGCATTAGCTCCATTATTCAAATGGGTCAAACCTTGTTTAACCATTTCTTGAGCCAACAAAGTAGATGTTGTGGTACCATCACCAGCATGGTCAGCAGTTTTAATAGCTGCTTGTTTAACTAATTGAACACCCAATTCTTCAATTGGATCCTCTAATGAAATTGATTTTGCTACTGTTACTCCATCTTTTGTTGATTGAGGAATACCTTGATTAGCAATAACAACATTTCGACCATTAGGACCAAGTGTTGCTGTAACAGCGTCTGCTAGTTTATCTACACCAGCTGATAGTTTTTTACGAGCCTCAGGGCCAAATTCTATAACTTTACTCATATTTTAATTATTTACTTTTGCTAAAACTTGATTCTCAGGACCAATCCAGTACTCATCACCTTCATGTTCCAATTTACTAAATCCCATAGTAGGTAATACTACTACATCTCCTACTTTAAGAACAGTATCAATCCAGACTCCAGTTACTGAATAATAACCTTTACCTACTGCTACTACTTCTCCAAGTTTGTTTTTCTCATTTCCCAAATCAGGGACAATAATGCCACCGTATGAGGTTTCTTCTGCCTCTACCGGTTTAACAATAACTGCGTTGTATAATGCTTCTAATTTCATATTTTAATAATTAGTATTTTCTGTTAGTTGATTTACAATAGCTTGATAATGGTCAACATATTCTTTTAATGAACTATATGACTGATTATTTGCTTTTGCTTTAGCAATACTTTTAACAGCACTGCCTACTGAACTATGATGTCCAATAATTTTAT